GATATCCTTTATCATATCATACAGGATTTGACCGTGTTTGTCAACCATTTGATAGAGTATTAATGTATTTTTGCCTAGGCTAACTGCAAGATTCTTAATGAATTTATTTCTAACTTGGTTGGATATTAGATACTGTATTTCTTCTTGATAAGTTTTGTCTTTATACTCTAAACATTTCTCATCTGGATGTTTTAATATGAGGCATTTAATCTCAAAGTCAGACACCTGATTTTTATCAATCAGTTCTCTGGTACTAATTACTTTGTTTACAGGTCCAAATAAACCTTCTAATACAAGTTTATGAGTTTTAGTACCATCTAAAGTACCTGTAAGACCTATACGATACTTGGCATTAACACAAGCTGTCAGTATGGTTGTAAGTGATTGTGCTTTGAATAGATGAGCCTCATCACCTATTACATAATCGAATTGATGGAAGTATTCTTTAGGCAACTTATATAAAGATTGCCATGTGGAAATTATTAAAGGTTTGCTTGACTCTTTGTCTTTACCTTGATATACTCTGTGTAAATGTTCTTCCATGTTATCGTTATTGTAATCGGCAAAGTCTGAGTACAACTGTTCAACCAAAGACGTGGTTGGAACTATAACAAGGCCTTTGAGATTTTGATATTGTTGTAATTGACGAAAGATAAGATAGATGATTAATGATTTACCTGAAGCCGTAGGAGATAATAACAATGCTCTACGCTTACGCATGGCATGAATATAACCTTCTATTTGATGTTCTCTTACCTCAATTGGTTCACCACGAGCATGGATTTTTAAATCGTCTATGAATTTTTTGGCATGGTACAAAGGATAATCATCATCAACAAAGTTATGAGTAAATGTATAATCACGCTCTTGGCAAAACTCCTCTACATTACCAATAAGACCCATGTATATTTGAGAGCTTCTAGAATCAAAAAGCCTTATCTTTCCATCCCATATTTTATTGCGATAGGCTGGAACAAAAGTATAACCAGGAACAAAGAATGTAAAGTATTCCGATACCTCTTTAGCAATGTGTTTCTCACATTCTATTTTGGCATATACTTCATTTACTTTGATAATGGTTAGTTGTTCACTCATACATTACCGTATTTGTGTTTCCTAAAGACCATTTGGCATCTGTTTCAACTGACCATTTTTTGGTGGCCACATGAAAATCTGGAATTTTTAATTCTTTTGGATTACTACTTGGTTCTAAGATAAGTAAACGATTATTTGGTTGAGCAGCAAACTGCCCATTATCACACATAATAAAATTATAAGACTTATGGTCCTCGATATCTTCAGAAAAGCCAGTATCAAGAACATTAAAATCAGGATGGGCACTATCAACTGTAAAAAGATATACACCATACATCCAATCTCCATTTTTTAATTTGAATTTACACCTCATTGATTGCAATTGAGCTTTCTTTAAAACTGTTATATCATAAGATAAACAATCCCATAACTGAAGATAGTCCAATGGTAGTGGTTCACCTTCAATAGGCTTCCAACAATATGCGTGCAAAGGTAGTTTATCGTAGAGAGCACCATAGTTGTTTAGGTATGATTCAATACGAAACGCTTGGCCTCTTAGTGATTTAATAGTTATCCACCAACAAGGTTCAAGTTCTTTGTGTCCTTTTTTAAAATCATAGAGGAACTCTTTGCGAATAAAACATTTAACTGGTGGTAAGTTTGCTATGATATGTGCCATTATTGTCCACCGATAAATTTTTCCCATGATATAAAATCACGAAGCTGCCATGTTCTTTGTTTCAATTCATTCATAATGGATTCTATTACAGATACCGTTTCTTCATGATACACCTTCTTCTCAAGCAATTTAATTAGGTCACCATCTGCTTCTAAGTATGTAGTAATGTCCGATTTAAGAGTAAACTGAAATGGAGTCCATCCATATTCGTCTAGTTCTTCCTTGGACATTTTACCTGTGTAGTATTCCCATTTAATCTTCCGCATACGGAGATAATCAAAGTGTGCCTTCTTTGAGGCTATTTTATGCTTCGTGAGTATACTGAGGTATTTGTTGTGTAGTTTAGGTATCTTCAGCAGTTCTTTGCCAGGTTCTGTCTGGTCCATGTCTGCGTCTATTTCCCAATACTTTAATACTTGTTCTAGATTTTCCATAATATTTTCAATAATTTAACACCAAATCTACATTATAACATGACTTATGTTATCGTGTCAAGCTGCTGTGAATTCAAAGTAATCGTAGTTAAAAGTGGCACTTGCCGTAAGAATATCATTAGCATCTGTCTTGGTATCAAATTGAATGTCTGATAATGATAAAGGGAAAGCATTATAATAGGTAACTCTCATCAAAGGATTATTCAAAGCTGATAATATTGTTAATGTGGCATTAGAATAACTTTTAGGACTTGTGGTTCTCTTACTTTGTAAATCAGATAATCTATTTCTATCTTCAAATCCTGTTGGTGCAGCCATTGACCTGAACCAATTATATATTTCTTTCCAACCAACTAATCCTTCATCTACTGTAAAAGAAACAGTAAGGTCATTATAAGTTAATTTGTTACCAGGAGCATATATGTCCAACATTGGTGTATTAATAGGAGCTTGTCCCATTGAAACTCCAGGTAGATTTACCTCTTGGCAAAAATATTGAACAGTAGGCATCCTATCAAAGCTTAAAATAAACTTTGAAGGTTGTAAGTAATTTGTATTTTGAGGAGCTCTAGTGAGTACTGTCATTTATAAACTTTTTAAGGTCAACCATCTTTTCTTTTTCAATCATAGTAATTATATTACTTGTCAAATCAATTTCTTTTTGAATAAAAAACATCCTTAACTTGAGTTCTTCCAGTTGTTGGTTATAGTACTCAAGCTCTTTTCTTTTTCTGGATCGTAAGTCCAAAATCTCATCCAGAAGAATTATGTTTTTACTTTCTTCCATGTAGGTATTTAGGCCATAAAAAAAGAGACCTCCAAAGAGGTCTCTCTAAAGTATCACTCTATGGTGATTTGATTACATCAAGTTCTTAACGCCAAACAAACGATAGTAAACGTTGGTACGTGCATCTAATGTGCCTGTACCAGCAGTTAAACCTTTTGCAAATGGGTTAGCAACCATACCGTAACGAGTCTTAAATCCAATTTTTGGTTGGAATGTATACTGGTCAACAGCACGAACCATTTGGAGAGGAACGTATGGGCAATAGAAAATACCAGCATCGTATGGTGAAGAACCTTTGTAACCAACAGTTACTAGTTCTTGGTTAGAAATATAACCACCAAAGTATGGGTCAATATAAACCTTGATTCGGCCATGTAACAAACCAGCAAATGTGTTACCTGTATCATCTACTTGTAAGTCAGTTTGAAGAGCAGGAGTATAAGATAATACACCAGACATTGCCATTGCAGAAGCTACGTCAGAAGAAACGATAAGAACATTACCTTTACCTCTACGAGTTTGCTTAGCAATTACGTTAGCATCACGTTCAATTTGGAAAATCAAACCTTTGAAACGCTCAACAGACCAACGACCGTTAGAGTCTGTGTCTAAGTCGAAATAACCAGCAGTAGTAGTACCATACTGAGCACCAGCAACAGCACAAGTATAGATTGTACGAATAACTTCACGGTTAATTTCAGCAAGGATTTCTGTAGACAGAATGTTTGATAATTCTGTTTCAGCATCAAGACCATGAATTGCTTTTAAGTCTTGTGCTAGTTCTAAAGAATACTCTGCCTTTAGAGCACGGGATTGAGCAGTAACAGTAACTTTGTCAATTGTGAAAGCCATTTGAGCAAAAGCATCACCATTGTCAGAACCTAACAACTCAGTATTAGCTGTTGGGAGTGCAATACCAGAAGTAGTTGCACCAGAAGTTACGTTTTGGAATGTGTTTGCAGTATCAGTTGTTATTGTACCTTGAAAACCGTATGGGTTATTGGTAGATTTAGTACCTGAGAATACTGTGTTTGCTTCATTGTAGAAAGCTTCAGTACCAGATTGATCGTTATAACGAGCACGCATTGCAAAAATTAATCCTGTAGGACCTGTCATTGGTTGTACACCAGCAACGTCATAAGCGATTAAGTTAGGTAATGAACGGCGTACTAAAGAAATCAAGATTGGGTCAAAGTTTTGAACACCACCAGCTATGTTTGTAGGACCTGGATCAGTTAAAGTTTCGTTTAACTGTTGACGGTCTTGAGCCATAGCTTGACGTTGATTTTCAAGGATTACAGTAGTAACTGCACGCTTGTACGGATCTTTAATAGGCTCTAATTCTGGATGATCCAGAACTGGTGCCCAAGTTTTTGATAATTCTTCGGTTAGATACATTTATTTCTCCTTTTAGGTATCTTGTTTTGGTATTTTATTTATTATTTTACCAAAGTCTGTGAAATAGTTTTTGCGTAATAATCGATTTCAGAATTGGAAGACTTAATTGCCCTCTTTTCTTCTTCTAGCAAAACTTCGTCATCTAAAGCATCAGTCGTTGCAACTTTCACATCAGCTTTGAAGTATGATTCTTTCAAAGTATCAAGTTTAGTTGTAAACTCTTCCTCAGTAGTAAAGTCTACACCCTCTGCGAGCGACTTCATTTTTTCTACTTGAGTTTGCGTCAGGCCTTCACACGCTGTGTAGATAGCCTCAATTTTTTTCTGTTCGTTTAATGCTTGTGATAGTTCAATACCACGAGCGATTTCTTCATTTAGAACTGCTTCAGTAGCTTCTAATTGAGCTGCCAATTCTTCAACGATATCTACCTTATCTTCAGGTATATCAATGTTGTGTTCAATGAATAAATCTCTTAAACCAGTTAGGAATTCTTCTGTGATTTCTGCCTTTAGACCAGACTGGATGGCAATTTCATTGTCTTTCATCCATTCTTCTACCATGTAGTTTAGGTAACCGTCTACTTTAGCAGCTAAATCTTCTTTGATTGCTTCGACAGCAACTTCAAATTCTTCCATTAATTGCTCTTCAGCTTCAGAGATAACTTCTTCAGCACGAGCAATAACGGCAGCTTCAAAAATTGTAGTTGCTTTAGTTACGAATTCTTCTGATAGATTTTCACCAGAAAGTAAAGCATCCATATCTTCTTTCATTTTTTCCTTGCTAATCATTTTCTTGATTAATTTTTTGTCTTGAGCTTCATCTTCATGACCTTCTTCTTTTTCTTCTTCGATAACTTCTTCTTCGTCAGATTCAGTTTCTTCGCCATAAGATTGGAATGTGGCACCTGGATTTGGTGTCATCATCTGAGCAGCACGTTTACCGGCAATACGGTCACGAATAGCGGAGTAATCAGTTGCAACAGTTTGTGCTGGAGTTGCAGCACTACCTTGACCTGGTTGTGGAGCTAACTTCTTCATTGGCTCAGAACCTACAGGAGGCGTAGCACCTGGAGGAGTAGCAGATGGTGTACCTGCAGTGTAGTTTGGATTTGCATCACTCATTGTTTGTGGTGCATCACCAATTTTGCCTACGTCTTGTTGACCAGCAACAACGGATGTAGGTAATTTACCAGCTTTATCGGCTGCGCCTTTTTTAGATGCAATGTTGCCATCGAATGTTGATTTTGAATCTTCGCCTAACAGAATGTTTTTAGCGGCGTCAGATAAATTAAAATTTGCCATTTTGAAAATCTCCTTGATTTATATTGGATATTTATATTTAAAGTTTTTTCATGAAGTTTTCAAAAATGTGTAGACTTACTTTTTCAATATCTTTCTTTGAAGCCTTCTTAATTTCTCTTTTGGCTTCTTCAACATATTGTTCTGTCCAAACACCATTGACTAACATCCACTCTTTACCTTCCATAATACCCTGTACAAAAGCACCAGGTGCGGAAGGGTCTGCTACAATATCTGCCGCTGTGGCTAGATAGAAATCGGGTTGAACTACATTAACGCCATTGACGTTCTTCAATGAACCCATGCCTCTTGAAGATACACCTAATTGAGCACCGCCTTCAATTAAGCTTCGAGCAATGTTTCCCATTGGTGTATCTAATATCTTTGCTTTACCTACCCAAGTATTACCATCTTCTCTTAATCCTACAATCATGTGTGATACACGGTCAAGATTAATAGAAGGTGATTCTGGATGTCCTAATTCACCAAAAGCTCGGTGTTTGTTGATGTATTCTTCTGTATAACGGCTTACTTCTTTTTTCATAGTATTAAATTCATACAAACGACCATTTTTATTTTTAGTTTCAGCAACTAAAAAAGGTCCTTCAATATGTAAAGATTTCTTACCATTAGCTTCTTCTAGGTAAGTATAATTTACGTTATCGTTTATTTCTTTAATAAGTTTCATAATTGTCCTATGCGTGAGGAGTAATACTATACTCGCCGTAGTTAAATGCAGCAGGATCACGACCCCAACCAGCATCAAAGAAACTGTTGTTTTTATGTAACTCAATAATTAATGTGTAAGCAGCATTAGCAGTAGTACCAACAGTTTTAATTACAACATTACCTGTAGGACCAATTGCATTGTTTGTGATTGCTGGTAATTGATATTGTGGATTTGTGTCTACATTACCAACACCAAGAGCATAAATTGTATTTGTTGTTACAGTACCTTGCCATTGTAATTGTATATGGCCAACTTCAGCATCAACACAAGCAATCACTCTTGAAATAGTAAAAGCAGAATTAGCAAAACCAGGAGCAACCGTATTACCGGCTTGATATGGCAAATTATTAGCGTTTAAAGCTCCAGACAATGTTCTTGGATCAATGATAACCGTTAATGTTTCATCAGAGTCAATAATACCAATCCGTTTAATAACGGTTCTTTTATTTGAATCAATTAGTATTTGCGTGTTGTTTGCGATTGCCATTTTTTATCCTGTTAATTTATTTATCTATTCTTCAGATTATTTATTTAAAGAAGATAGATGTTTATCCAAATCATCAGCATGGCCGTGAGCAATTAATTGTCCTTTACCACCTTTAAATGATGATTCTGGTTTATGTTGCCATTCACCGTAACGATTCATAGATATGTGACCATGTTTTGGGTGGGTGTATTCTCTACCATAAGTTTGTTTTTTAATATGCCATCCAAGGCTTTTAGCATGAGATAGTTCTTTTTCTGTGGATGCATCAATCTTAGCTTGCAATTCTTCAACAGATTCATTCTTAGGTTGTGGTTTTGCACCAAGTTGTCTTGAAGTAGGTACAGCATCATACGAATGTGTTCTTTTTTCTTTAGGTTTATTAGAATCTTGATATTGTTCTTGAACTTCTTCTTCATCTTCTTCTGAAACTTCTTCTGTAGCAATCAAATTTCTGGCAAGATTTTGTTTAGCTGCTTCAATATGAGCAGATACTTTATCTTGAATAGAAGCATATAGTGCATTTCTAAATTGAACACCATCTTCATCCATTGCGTAATCGATTATACTTTTTTCTATTGACATTTTATTCTCCTAATTAATTTATTTATCTGTTTTGGATTGTTGCTTTGCCGCATCTTTTGTTGCCATATCAATTTCATGTTTTTGGTCATCTGGATGCTGCGGCTGAGCCGGTATCTGAGTCATCATCTGTTGTTGTGCCACATCATTTGTAACGCTAACTGGTAATCCAAGTCCTTGTTCTTTTTCCATTTCAATTTCTTTATCCATTTCTTCAATCTCATCATCAGATAAACGTAGAACATTTCTTTGAATCCATAACTGTGAGAAGTATCGGCCTGTATATGGATCGATAGTTTGTAACAAACCTAATCGGTTAGTCATCAACTCAGCATCTTTTAATTCTGTAAAGTTGTTGTCTTTAATGAAATCATAATGAATGTTTTCTTTCATTATATCCCATTCTTCTGCCGTACAAATACCTTTTAATACAACTTGTACACGCATTGCTTGGTCAAATAGATTAGAAAACTTATTACGAAGCCTATCAACAAACTTGGCAAACTTTAACTCATCACGGGTAATTTCATTTGTACGGCCTAATGAGAAACCAGAAGATTCTGGATTCAAACGAGAAACTGGAACACTAAGAGCCTTGTATAATTTCTTTTCGAAATACTTAACATCTTCCAACTCACCCAGATTTTGACCACCGGGTAATGTTGTAATCTCTGTGCCTTTACCACCTTCACGGCGTGGTAACCAAAAATCTTCCATCATCGATAAGAATTTACGGTCGTCCCTCACTTCACCAGTAACGGCATCATAAACCAATTTGTTCTTATACTTGACCATGATATCACGGAGATATTGCTCGGCCTTTAATTTCGGTAGATTACCCACATCAATATAAAAAATCCTACGCTCAGGAGCCCTAGAAATTCGATATATGACAGTAGCATCTTCAATCATCCTTAATTGGTTGAGTGGTTTGATAGCCTTATGTAAGTACGATAATACAACAGCTCTACGAGAATCCATTAAACCAGAAACAAGATTAATAATAGAATCTGTTGTGATACGAACACCAACTGGACCAAAATTACTTGATGAACCAGAGATTACTTTATCATTAAAGATATAATATTCATTGATAACATTAGCAACTTCAACACCAGTTCTTTCGTCTTTTGATTTTTTAACTTCTCGAACCTTACGAATTTTTCGTGGATCGATGTATCTTAATTCTTTAATACCTTCTGCTGGATTTTCTCTATCAACAATAATATGGTAGTACAATCTGCCATCAACATAGTATCTGCGGAAAACATCTTGTGCCATTTGATTGTAGTTTAACAATCTAAGAACGGTATTGAATTCGGTTTGTAATGATTTTTTAATCTTGTCTGGTTGTTTTAATTCGTCCAGAATCATACGAATGTTTCTGCCATCATCATCTTGACAGATAGCTTCATTGATAATATCATCAATAGCAGACTCAATTTCTGGCTGCATTGCCATCTCACGATAACGACCAATTAATTCTATTTCATTTTTAGCAGAGCCGTCTAGGTCAACATATGTACCATAATAAGCGGCAGAGGTAATAGTAAGAGCGCCATCATCATTAACTGGAGGCGTGAAAGATTGCTGCACGGCTTGGGAGTTTTCATCCTCTTTCCGTGAAATGGTAAAACCAAAAAGTGAAAATTTATTAGCGGCCATATTGTCCTAGTTCAATTCAAAAAAGCATGAAAGAGAGGACCTAAGCCCTCTCTATATAATAATAAAAAATTAAAAGTTATCTGTTGAATCTGAAGTCCAATATTGATATGCAAATGTTACTGAATATTCTTCAATAGCATCATTTGTTCCCCAATCTAAATCGATTGGAGCCACATCAACAGGGAACATACCAACAAAAGTACACCTCTTTAATACAGAACCTTCTTTACCATACTGTACTACGTTTGCGTTAACCGTATAACCTAAAGGTGTATTAAAGGCAGGGTTTCTTACGTTACCTGCGTGACCATTAATTAGATTCATCCATCGTTCCATCGAATTACGGATTGTAAAATCTTCATCGTTAATAACTGTTACTGTCCAATCCGTGAAGGTTCTGTTACCAGCAAACTTCATTTCACGACCAAAATAATATAAAGGAACAGTACCAATTGTTGAACCAGGTAACTGAGCAGATTTTGCTTGGAACAAAGCTTTACGAGTAGCATCACCAGCACCAGGTACTGCTGTTGGGAATGTCAAATTCACTTCGAAAAGATTTGGCCGAGCTCCGTCAAACTGAAGTTCTGACCTAAATTGTGATACGTTGAATGCCATTTTTTTCTCCTATATCGTTGTATTATTTATTAAGCTTGTCCAACGATTGTTGTGAACTCAACACCAGTTCTTACAGCAATAAAATTCAATTGAATGAAGTTAACTGACCGAGCAGGTTTAATGTAGATATCACCAACAAATTGATTAGAATCAATAACCGATTGTGTATTATTTGTAGAATCACAGACAACACGATAATCAAAGATACCACGGCGTGCTTTGATATCTGCCAAGAATGGAGTTACCAAATTAACAAATTGATTTTGTGTAGTAACATCATTAAACTCAAACAAAGAAAACTTAGCGGCTTGAGCAATTGATTTTTCTAACACAATAAACAATCTACGAACATTAATTCTATCAAATGCCGATGGTTTAGATTGTAGTGTTTTGTCTCCAAATAACACAGTACCTTGACCAGCAAATGTACCAACTGGATTAACACCAATACCGTATAACGTATCACGTTGAGTCTTGTTTGGATTCCATGCTAACTTAACAACATTCTTTAAGTTGCCACGATTAAATCCAGCAGGTGAAAACCATGGGTCACGGACAGCATCTGTGTAAACACATAGCCCAGCAATATCGCCATTTAAAGGAACGTATGTATAATTGTTATTATACTTATCAAACATATATTTCCAACCAGAATCAGCAACAACATAAGAAGAAGAACGATTTAATGCTGTTATCCAATTTTGAATATTAGTTGTTTCTGAGTTTGTTTGATTTACCACGTTTGCAGAAGGAGGTGAAATGAAAGCAATACAATCCTTACGAACTGTGGCAATATTATCAATCACATATTGTTGAACAGTAATAGAAGCACTACCAGTTATTAACAAAGATACATCAACCAAATCTGGATTTGAAAATAAACTCCAAGAAGCAAGTCGATTTGCGTCAGATGGAGCATCATCCGAACCATTTGTTAAAGTCATTACTGGTGTGGTATTCATTGTAGCAAAAGCAACGTTACTTGTATTAGCTAATGCATATCCCCATGTGTTTGCTGGAGTAGTACCATTTGCACCTATTGTATTATATAAAGGAGGATCTATTGCGTAAATATATTTTGAATTTCTAAAAATATAATTTTTGTAATAGTTTGAATTTCCTAATGAGTCGGTAGCATCAGTAGCTTTTGAAAGATATGGAAATATTTCTAATACAGTATTTTTTGTGCCTGTAATTGCTCCACCAGAATCAACAACAACAACGTGAATTTCATCATTCGAAGCACCAGCGGCTGCAGCTTGAACTGAAGTTCCTGGAACACTAGGAAAAAGTGATGAAACACCAGCACCATTAACAGTCCATGTTGAAAATCCTGTTGCGTTTGCTCCAGCATCACAAACTGAAACAGTTAATGAATTGCCTAAAGTTCCTGGATATCTAGCAATAAAAGCTCCAGCCACATTAGCATTTACTCTATTATTTAAATATGAATATTCAAAAGAATCTTCGTTTGTAACTTGAACATTTGAACTAGCATTAGATGTGGCATTATTAGTTGTAGCAGATATAGCACGAACAACTTTTAAATTATTTCCGTATGCTAAAAAAGAAGATGCGGTTAAGAATGTATTTTGTATCGCTGTGTTTGTTGATGGTTTACCATATATAGAAACCAATTCTGTTTCACTTGAAGTCTGTTTAATTATTTCTGCAGGTCCCCAGAGAAAAGTACCTACGATTGCACCGGCTGTAGTTTGTACCGAAGGAACTACTGTCGTAAAATCGACTTCGGAAACAGCTACACCTGGAGAGATTTGAAATGCCATTTGTGTTCTCCTTAAATTATTATGTTATTGGCAGTTATAATACCATGATTATATTTATCAAACGCTATCTTTATAGATTCCTAACCCTATCTCGGATAAACTTTGAATAAATTTCACCGCCATCGGCGGCTTCCCATACGTCACCATCGAAAACTTCAAAAGGATGATCCAGACCATCTTCAATAATTAGGGCTGGTAATACTTCTTGGTCCAATTGATTCATATCTTCCAACTGAATTTGTTTTCTTATATCATGATTTACAATTTCTTTAAAATACTTTTGGGTGGTTGCCCACGCAAACATTACTAAACCCATGACCATATCATCATTTGCTTCCGATTCTGCCGAAAAGGATGTCTTATTGGCAACAAAGGTAGTTAATTCTGATACAGTATCAAAATCGTTGATGATTAACTTATTACCTTCAATTAAAGTCTTTAGATTGGAACAACCCATTCTTTTGACTTGAACTGACATTTTTAAACCTAGTTGTACTCCTCTGGCAAACCCAGCCGATAACTGTTGTGGTTGTTTATTACCTGTAAACACCTTAAATAGATTTTCATATTCAAGGTCTTGGTGTATAATGTCAGCAACCTGTGGTGTGTTATTTATCTCAACCAAAATGTAAGCATCGTTGTAATACTTGGCTGCATTATAAATGACCGTTGGGAAAAGTATAGGTGAGATTGAAGAACTTCTATAGGTTGCCACTTGTTCGTAAGGTGTAGTTGATATATCAATCACCGAGAATGTAGAACAGTCTAAGTTTTTACCTTCAGATACATCTACCCAAATACCATACAGATGGTCTTTGGTCGTTTCATCATCACCTTTAAACGGATGTTTATAGATATTCATCTTGTCATGGTTGGCAATAGGTGGTTTAAATGCCAACTGTTGTAACTTTTGACCAGAGATAAGTGTGTTAGAAGAACCTAAAAACTCTGTTTCAAATTCCTGCCTAAATTGCCTTTCAGAAGTATTCTTGATTGTTTCTTCTTTCCAATTTTCATCCCGGCCTGGCACCATCGACCAATGAACTTCAAATGGTGTATAATTATTGTTCTTATTGACTGCATCAGTCCAAATCTTATAAAATAGATTCATGCCGTTAGGTGTAGAAACAATAATAATCTTTGTTTTGGTACCAGCAGTAATAACTGGATAGACTGAGGTAAAGAATTCTGTGGCAATATTAGATGGTACGAAAGCAAACTCATCTAAGAATACAATGTTAAACGAACCAGAACGAGCCGCTGAACTTGATGTAGAAGATGCCACGATGACCGAACCATTCTCTAATTCTACACGGCCTTTGTTCCATTCAACGACACCTTGTTGTAACCACATAGGCAGATTCTCATAAGCCAACTGTAACTTACCTAGAATACCACGAGCGGTCTCACCTCGGTTAGCAAGAACAGCTACAGATTGTGAGTCTTGAAATAGTATCGTCCAGAGAAGATAGGCGACTGTTGTGGTGGTTTTACCGACCTGTCGAGGACATTTCATGATAGTAAAACGATTCTCATGGAACGTCTTAATCATCTCTTCCTGAAAGTCATACATTTTGAATTCAGTTACACCCTCATCAAGTGTAATAATCTTAATGTATTTGGCAAAGTATAGTGGGTCTTTTCGACACTTGATATATTCTTCTACCTGTTCTTCGGAGAAGCTTACTTTAATCCCTACCCTTTTGAGTAGGGGATTATCACGGTACGACTCTTTTTGTTTTGTTGCCATTAGTCTTTACTTTTTAGTAACTTACTCAATTCAGATGTTGAACCTACAAAGATAGCTTTATCAATATTGGTTGTGGTAGCTTCTTTTTTGATACCAGAAATGTCTCTCATTTCTTTTTGTATCTTGAGAAGTCTATCGTTGGCTTCGGTCATGTTCTTTAATAATGTGGCATATACCTCAAATGCTCTTGGGTGCTGGCCTGCTTTGGCAATCTCCAGTATTTCATACATAGCTTCTTGGCCTTGGTCTATGATACCTTGAAGATTTTCTTTTGATTGCTGATAGGCATCTGTTAAATCAGAATCTATATCAGGTTGTTTATAACTTGTAGTTAAAGTTTGTTTTTTTGGTGGTTCTGGTTCACCAATAGGCGTCACATCAAATACATCACTTAAATTTTTATCAAGGTTATTCATAGTATTTCCATATTAAAATTTATACTACTCCAGATCCACTAATGAACCATGTATTGGCTGCAACATTAATTAGTGTAACAACACCATGTGTAGTAACATTTCTTGAAGCACTAGTTGTATTGCCAGCAAGAAACATTGATACGCCGGTGTTTGGTGATACAGTTACATTAGCACTTGAAGATGTTCTAGAAACAACCATAATGGTTGTACCATTAGAAAATGCCACATTAGAGGTTGTGGGAATATACAATATTACGTTTGATGATTGTGTGTAGTAAATATGTTTACCAGCATCAGACAATTGAAGTGTATAATTTGTTGTCTGAGCATTTTGTGGAACTGTTTGGGCTGCTGTATTGGCTTGAGTAAATGCAGCTTGAGCTAATATATTTGCTAAATTGGCTCTGGCAAATGCAGACTCGGCCGTCACATTCGCTGTGTTGGCTTGGAGAAAAGATGCATTTGCTAAATTTCTGGCTGTGTTATCTGTCTGTACTGCAAACCCTCCAGAAGTCACGCCATCATGAACAGTTATAACTCTGTTTGTCATATCAAAAATTATCTCACCATTTGCACCAATTGTATTGGCGATGGCAGCTGCACCAAATCTTTTAAATTGAATTATTCTAGACATTCTAAGATCCTAAATCTATTGTATTTGCTTGTTGAGTATTAAGGTCATCAATACCATATATGTTTAACATTAAATCAGTATTGAAAGGTACACCAGATACTACATTCGTATCAATATTAGGTGTTTCTGTAACCGTGGTTGTATAATTATATTTATCATTCGCACTGGCATCTGTTGGAGTAGGCGTAGTAACAATCTGAGCTAGATTTTTCGGTTGTACAGTATAAGAATTGAATATATAATTTGAATTTGTAGTTGCACCAATAATAGGTGATGAAGAAACAAAGTTACCATTAATGTTTGTCAAGTGTAATATATTATTACTTGAATTAAATCTTACAACTTTAGCCGTTGCTGTTGAAATTTGTGGTGTATAACCTTGATAAACAATCTCACCAGCCTGATATAATCCTAATCCTGTGTTGGCTAAATTAAATAATACTACATCTGATTCTGATATATCATTTAATATGTTTGTAATAGAAGTACGAATAAGTTTTGGTGTAGTATAAGAACCAAATATAAAGCCTTTAACTGTAAAGTTTAAAGTCCATATAATCATTCTTGTTGGATTATTTCTATCACCTTCATAATCAATTTCTGATGATACACTATTTAATATAACAGGTACTTCTTTTACAACACCTAAATCTGGTATTAAATTTAATTTAATTGTATAATCGGGAGTAAAAAATGGTATAATGTGTTCTAGTAACTGTGTACCATCTTCTGTGTTTCTTACATATAAGTATAATGAGAAATCAAAATTGTAAGGTACAGGATTATATTGTGCTAACACACCAGAAGCTGTATTAGTAAAATTTTTGGTATTTGTATTTTGTTTTCTGCTTACATCATAAATCATACCTGTCATTTCAAAAGACATTCTAGGTAGTGTCAATCCAACTTTTTTATCCAAATCAGGGTCAAATAATAATCTTTGAACGTATAGTTCTTTTGCTGAATAGGCAATAGGAACAATAAACCTTTCGGCTTCTGTATTATTTGGATTATATCGAACTAATGTAATCTCATCAAATAGATTACCAAAACCTATTACAAGTTTACGAATAACACGATTGTAGGTTACATTTGCCATTAGATTGATCCAAACGGATTAGTTTCAGAGAAGTCTATAATAGAATTCGCTGTGTTGGCTAGATAAAAATTATCATATGATTCTATATGTGCTGGAGTATCTAATGGATCAAAAGATGTTAATATGTATTGAGCATTACTTGTTTTACCAATTAATCTTCTTCCATCGATAAACTCACCAGCAATATTTGTAACTGATAATGTATTTGAACTTGGTATCCAAGATTGTACATAAGCAATTGTATTTGCATTGGCATATGTACTATCTAAAGATTGAAAAACAATTTCTTGTATTGTGTATGTACCTGTACCAGTTCCAGTATTTAAATGTAATGTATATGAAGAATCAGTAACAACTTTATCAATATCTGCCGTACCTGTGTTGATAATTTCTTGTGAATACTTGAATTTCTCAAGGCTTAACTCATAGAAATAAGGTGCTCTTCTTCCTAATTGATGAAAGTCTTTTGCTTGTTCTACAAATGTAATCTCATATAATTCACCAGTACCATTTAGAAAAGGAACATAAACTAAATCACCCTCTCTTGGTCTTGATAATGTTGCAAGTGGCATTCTTTGGTCAAATGACCTTTTCGACAATATTACTTTAACAACATCACGAATTTCTAAGCCAAACTTAGAAAAGAAATCCTGTTGGCCTTCATAACCAGAGGCATCAGATAGATACATTTCTAATGGATAAGAAGCTCTAAACTTCTTAACTGGATCTTCTCCGTATAGGATGTCTCTGTCTTGTGGATTCTCAATAGGTAAATAGAATGAATCAAACCCCATGATTTTAATTGATTCAACAATTAAATCTTCTATGAGGTGTTGTTCACCGTGAGAGTTGTAGTTATTAAAGTATACTGAAGTTGCCATATTAGTTCATCATGAATTCTAAAGGTGCTCCGTATTCGATTTGCATTTGTTGTTCTAGCTTGGCAATCTCATCTATGGCTTCTTGGAATATTCTATCACCATTTAATGTTACACTGCCTGGTAATTGTAAGCCAGCAAATTTCTTGAGGTTGTTTCCCCACATCCTTTTGATTAATGCCGTGGCATATTCTTTCATCCACCGGTCATTCCATACTCTACCATAAACATCTGGATTAATCGAGGCATAACATTCGGCAACTACGATATCACCAAGTTCGGCTTGTTTAGACCCCCATGACCAATCAATAAACAGTTTTTGCATATGTCTTTGGAATCGAATAGGAACTTCTCCAGTGAACATCAGTTCAAGAGAGCGTAAGTGTTGTTGTGTTAATGTATAGTTGATGTATGATGCGGAGGTGAAGTCGTACAACTCATTAAGTCGTAATTGATATCTCAAGTCAAACATATTAACACCGGCTTGAGAATCGGTAATTGGGAATATACGGGTTACTCCAACAATCTCCATGGTATTGTTTGAAGCATCTAAGACATTACTTAAATCAATATACTTATTGTTTATATCCGTTTGCTGTATAGCTTTGACGTAATATATTTTTTGTAGGCCATCAAAGTGATAATCTTGCCAATATTGTAACGCATCATCAATCCGGTCTTCCACTTGGTCATCATCCACGTTAATTTCAATGACTGGAAAACCTAATCTTCTGAGGCAATATTGTTTGAAGTTAGCTCTAGTTGTGATTGTTGCCATCAATTTCTCCTATTATTAATGTATTTATCTAATAGGAGAAACGAGGCTTATGTATTACTGAATTACTTTAGAACTTAGTGGACCCTCTGGAGCCCCTTGTGATTGAATTTGAGGTTGCAGTTGCTTCTGAATCTCATCAATTAATGTTCGACTAAATTTGTGTGGTAACTCATCAAGTCCTCCCATTATAATATTGATTTGACTTACTGCCAATCTTAAATCAAATTGTTGTTCTTGTTGCTGTTGTGGTTGATTACTCATTTCACTACTCCTATATTAAATTAATTGTTTATCTATTTATGCTGATGTTCCTGGAGGAGTTATTGGTGCTGTATTTGCTGGTGCCCATGGTAATCCAGGTTCTGAGATTGGACTGAGCTTATCAGTAATCTGTTTAGTGATTACACCATCGATGTGTGTTTTATATCCAGCATTATTGGCTACTACATCACTAATCCAAGTGATAACATCATCTTCAGTTAGTTCATTAAAAGGTACAAAAGGACCTGAGCTATCTTCTGGATCATATGTAAATGGTGTAGCACCACTAAATGTACCAGAATTGTTTGCTTCGTCCGTGCCTGTTAATGTCCAATAGGTCTGAACTACAGTATTGGAATATTCACCTTCGGTTCTTACCTTGAGTGAGGTTATTTTGTATTCATACGTCAATGTTGTCATTATTTTCTCCTAAAATTTTGACGATTAAAAAATACTACTATACTGTATATGTTACTTTAAAAGTGCTTTCAATGCTTCTATTTGTGTTTGTTGTGAATCAATTGTTCGTTTTAAATCTTGTACAGCTTGAATTAATGGTGAAACTAATTTGGCATAATCTACTGATTGTGATTGAATATTACCTTGAGAATCAACAGCATCTTTTTCACCAATCACAGCATAAGGTAATATTTCTTGTAGTTCGTGTGCAATAACACCGTCTTGCCTAATTGTTGAAGCCACAACATTAGGTATATTGTTTTTCCATGTAAAAGATTTAATTTGAATTCTCATAATCTTTTCAAGACCATCAGTAACAGGAAGAACATTTTCTTTTAATCGATAGTCTGAGTGAACGTTCCATGCAGCAGCAACACCAGAGTTACTATCGCCAGCGCCTCCACCAGCTAAATGAATTCTAACAGTTGCGCCAGATCCAACACCAGAAAAATTTCCACCAAGTGCTAATGTGCCAGCCATCTGACTATAACCACTATTAGGGTCTAGATAATAAGTAGTATCATTTGAATCATAGAATATTGGTGCTCTAGAAGAAGCTAACAAATAATTATTACCAGACATATCTAACTGCCAGAGATTAGCTGGCGCTGACCATCCACCCATACGCAGTACGTTATCTGAATCTAGTCCCATATTTACTGCATAAGCGCCACCACGATGAAACGCCATAAACGCTGAGTTGCCACCAGATGCATATACTTGTAAAGGTGGACTGTTCAAACTTCCAGAAGTTGCTCCAAGATTAGATTGAAAATAATTTGCAGCAGTCCATGTATTACTTGAACCTAGAATTGTTGCACCGGACGCTCCTTGCGCACCTGTAGGTCCTGTTGAACCTGTAGGACCTGTAGGACCTGTAGGACCTTGAACACCTTGAGCACCTGGAGGACCTGCTGGTCCACCTGGACCTGTGGGACCTGTGGGTCCTGTAGAACCTTGTACGCCTTGAGCACCTGGAGGACCTGCTGGTCCACCTGGACCTGTGGGACCTGTGGGTCCTGTAGAACCTTGTACGCCTTGAGCACCAGGAGCACCTGTTGGACCACCTGGTCCAGGTGGACCTGTATTACCTATATTACCTTGAGCACCAGGAGCACCTGTGGGTCCTGTCGAGCCTTGAACACCTTGAGCACCTGGAGCTCCTGTAGGACCTCCAGGTCCTGTTGAACCTTGAGCACCAACGGTACCCTGAGCGCCAGCAAATCCTTGAGGTCCATTAGGTCCTACGGGACCTGTTGGTCCGGTTGAACCTTGAACACCTTGAGCGCCAGGAGCACCTGTTAGTCCGGTAACGCCTTGAACACCTTGAGCACCAATGGCACCTTGAACGCCTTGAGCTCCAGTAAATCCTTGAGCACCAGCAACACCTTGAGCGCCAGCAGAACCTTGAGCACCTATTATACCTTGAGCGCCTACAGTACCTTGGACACCTTGAGCACCCTGAGCACCAACAGTACCTTGTACCCCCTGTGCACCTTGAACACCTTGTAGTCCTTGAGGACCAATAAGATTTGTGGCAGCACCAACCCAAACACCATTAGCCGCAATAACGGTGTTATCACCTATCGTTAATCCGTTTTTGGTGTTAAAAGTATTATTGGTTGCCATAAAATTTCCTTATTATTAGTATATTTATGTAACAAGAAAAATTAATTTTAAATTTTTAATAGTCCTGGTAATCTAGGTCCATCTTTGATAGCCACTAACCAAGCCGTTGTAACTAAAACATTCAAACTTTTTAACCAATCGTTAGGATAATAAGTTTCTTTACGGTATTCTTGAAATCTAATTGATGTATTATCTATAAAGTTGGCCAAATAAGAATCTGTATAATATAAAAAACTATTTTCATTCCAATAACTTACATGGGTTGGATCCTGAAAGGCACCACGACCATCGGTACTAGGTACATCTATAAATGCCCAGCCTCCATGTGCCAAAACCCTATGTATTTCTGCCATGATTTTTGTTTTATCATGCAGATGTTCAATGATATGACTGGCATTTAGAACACCAACAGAGTTATCAGGTAAAGGAATACCATTATTTAAGTCAGCTTGAAGGTTGGCTGTGTCTCTTAAATCAACTGTAAAATAACCTGGATATGGATTTAACCCACCACCAATATCTACTTTCAATAGACCATTAAGTTCTGCATCTCTTTCCGCCAACTGTCTTGTATATTGATTAAACAATTCAACTGTCTTAATCTGTATATCAGCGTTTCTACTATTTACTGATGTATTGAAACCAGTATATCTATAAATGTATAATACTTTAGGTATATGAACCATCTTTGTTTTCAGATAGGTACGAATACACAATTCATGGTCATCACAAATCTCTAGTTCTGGATTATGACCACCAATTTCTTTATATACAGATGCTCTCCATGTTCTCACATGGTCTGGTGCATACCAAATATAACTTAGACTGTGACTACTAGGTTCAAAACTATTCATGGCAATTAATTCTTTGTCTTTCCATTTATGTGTTCTGTATGTCCAACCATTCTCTGGCATAAAAGGTATAAACTCACCATCCATTTTATAAGCTGCATTATCAGAATAAACAAATCCAACCGATTCATCTTGATATGCTTTGTTTAATTCTTCTAAACAATCTGGTGTAAACATATCATCATGGTCGGCTTCAACTAATATATCACCTGTACCTAGATAAAAGGCATCTAATTTTAATTTACCAATACTGGCCGTCTCTCCGTGCCAATGAAATACTTTTACCCTACTATCATTTCTTATTTTTTCAGGTAAATGTTCTGGTGTACATTTGTTGTTTGTTAGTATAACCCATTCCCATTTTTTATATGTTTGTTTGATAATCGAATCATATAATTCAAGTAAATATGGTATGTTTTCTGGACTATGTTCAGGTGTAATAAAGCTAAATTTGTATTGTTTCATAATTTAATCAAAGAAAAATAAATGTGTTAGTCTGCCGTCTTGTTTGTTTTGGCCAAAATAGGGTCCTGCTGAATGTATACATCTAGCATCCATAATGACTAGTCTATTATACAGGTTACCAGCTGAATCGGCAATATCAAATTTAGTAGAATCATAAAATCCACCAGAAAAAGCCGTATCAGCATCAACATCTGTTGCTCTTCTGGCACCATTAATTTTAGACCGATGTAATCTTGTACCACTTTCTAGCGGTGCATCTGGTGTCATGTATATCATGGCAGCCCATTTTTGCATATCATAATGATAAACTTGTGGATCTTCGGCTATACAGATTTGAAATACACCATTATAACCTTGTTCAAAGTCTACGATACGTTCACCCATAATGAACTCAAAGGCTTCTTTAAGTCCTTTTGGTCGATATGGTCTTACAGACCTAAGTCCTTTATACCATCTTAAATCTTCTTTATATTCAACTTGTGTTAATGCAAAGTCTCTTATTGTATCTGGATCATTATAAAAGTTATCTACAACAAACAATTTTTTACCATAAGATTTATTGATATAAAATGGTGGGTGTTCTGTTTGTTCTGATTCTTCTTTTTCTTTTTCATGTGAAGCAATGCTGTGTAAACTTTGAACCAACGTACCACCATCATGGTATATGGAAGAATCTACAAAGTTTGTATATGTTGGATAAGCATTTGTTCTTTCAGGCTGCATCATAATACTTGTGTATTTGTACATATTTTTCCAATCTTTTAACTGTTGATATTTGTATACCAAAGCCAATAGATGGTCATTTCTACCTGGTGCAAATGAACCTGCCGATTTTAAATAACTTATTTGATTTTCTTTATCATCAAAGTAACCATAAATCTGTGCAATCATCAACATAGACATATAAGAAACTTCATCGATGAATTGTGCTGATTGTGTTTTATTAAACTGGTGCATAAAATTTAAATATTCACCAAAATAATAGATACACCTGCGGCCATATTCTTTCTTTTGGCTTTCACCTAAAGGAAAAGCATTTGATTCCCAAGCATCAAAATAACTTTTACCAATGTACCAAAAATGATATAGATTTGTTTTGAAACTATCTTCAGCTATCATCTTTTCTTCTAAGATGAGAGCATGACTCATAAATTTAGTTGGTACGCCCCAGCTTTGACCTTCATTAAATCCTGTTTGTCTAAATGATTTTGGTAATAACACTCTTTGAAATCTATCACCAATAGATTCATCGGCACAATAAACAGTTTCATGGCATGGGTCGTGGTTAAAACGCCAAAACATTTTAGCATTCCACATCCAACACCGAGTGTAAGTTGATGTGCCTTGAACACAAGGAACTTCCCAAGAATGTACTGTGGTATCATCTAGTATTGACCAATCAAAGTCATCATCTACTTGCAGAATCTCATCACAGTCCATCTTTAAAATCCAATCACAACCATGTTCAAGACTTTGGCAAGTTTGTGTCAGATGGTCACGATTCCAACCAAAGCCTACCCAGCCTTCATCTACGTTGTAAAGAAATCCTGGTATTTGATGTTCTGCAAAAAATTCTTCAACAATTTTTTCTGTACCATCTGTTGAACCGTTGTTTTGTATTACCCAAAAGTCAATATATTTGTAACAAGATTCCAACATTCGTCTAATAGTTTTAGATTCATTTTGAAACATCGTGGTCATTACAATTTTACATTTTTTTTCAGCCATTATCTTACTCTCTTTTCAATTAATTCTAATATATCTTTATCATTCTCTTGGTTTTTTGCAGGACTATACAAGGCTCTTTTTCTTGGTGGTGTATTTGGTGTAGAATCTGTCAAGTAATAAGTGGCAACACTTTTTCTATACACATCTTTTGGACAATTAATAGGGTCATAAAATCCATGCCAAGAATTTTGTGTGGTATTAAAGATAACGGCTCGATTAAAAATACAATCTATTGTCTTAACTTTTTCTTTTGGTTTATTTGTTTTTTCATCATGCGACCAGAATTCTAAATTGCCACCCCATTTAGGATCCCAATCTGGTGTTAGGTATAGAATGAGATTTAACCTGCGCTCTAGGTTTAACTTTGGATGCAGAGAGTAGTCAAGATGTACATTTAATTTTCCACCATGACCATGAATGTGCCAGCCGCCTCCATGTAAACCCATATCTGAATATAGATTATTCAATTTCAAAATATCTTTTAATTTACCAGTGAAGTTATTACCATTTAACTCTGTAAATAACTGGTATGTTTCAGGTGGAAAATAAAACCAATTGTTAATTGTCTTTTTTAATTCCAATGGATTATCATAATCATACCAAACTGGTGAATGAAAATCTGGAAATTCGGCTGAGAGTTTTTTGGCTTTATCTACTGGTAAAAAATTATCTATTATAAAATATTCAAAAGGTTCAACTTCCATAACAATATCATTCATTCTATCTCCATTTAGGTCCTTCAAACCAAGCTGCTACACTATATCTAGTACCTCTGAGGACTGGATTTGCTTTGTGTCTGAACATTGAAGGAAAGTAAATGATAGAGCCTTGATTTTTAGTTTCTCTATCTAATGCCGGACAACCTTCTGTAATTTCAAAATCACCACCTTGATAATCTTCAGGATCGGATAGTTGTATAATACAAGAAAGTTTGCGATGATATATTGGATCGTTGTTTAACCAAAAGACATCATGGTGTTCTTTGTATTCACCTTTATCAAGATAATCATATTCAGCAATTTGAATAAATGGTAACCTTGTAATATGAACATTGAAAAAATCTCTGTTGGCATCTAAGGCTGTTTTCCATAGAGCATCAAACACCCAAGTAAATTTGGTATTGTCTGAATTAACAAATCTGATTTTACTTCTACGCAAAGAGTAATCTACGGTTTGGCCGTCACCTATACCTAGAATACCATCTTGTGTTGGGATATCTGCCGCATCAGCAATGATTTTTTCACACGCCGTTTTATCAAAATAATGATTAAAGTAACACCATTCACCAGTCATAATATTTCACCTTTATAATTAATTTAACTTACACACTTATTTAGTCTTGTGTTTTTGAACATCTTGAATGATTTATACCCAAATAGGTGTTGGTTCTATAGGGAAATTAGGAGATACTACGGGTTGAATTACATACCCTCGTAAAATACCACGATAAGTAACAAACTCAGCAGAATTTATTAAACCAACATCAGGCAAAGCTGACCAATCACTAAGGACTAATAATTGTTTGGCCTTTTTTTTACAAGTTTCTTTTTGTGCTTCTTCTGTAACAGCTTGTAAATCATAAATTACTTCATCACCATTTGCATCATAAGCCTTATCACCTAATGTACTGACTACATTGGGATAAAGTTTGTAGATTGATTCATGAAAATTATCTGAAATCATTTTCATACCTTAACCTCCATAAGTATGATAGAATTGGTCGAATTTCCATGGTCTGGATATATTAATCCTCCAGATTCACTTCTTGTATACCAAGTATATGTAACAGGACCTGTGGTTCCTGGTGAGTCTGTCCAAGTAATTGATACATCTTTCCATAAACCACCAGCTGCACTTGTACCGTGAAAAGTCGAACCATAGTAAGAACTACCAGATAAATCAGCAATAAGAGTACCACCGACAAACCGGAACATAAAGTTTACACATTGGTCTGCAGCATCATATTGCATACCTATTCTTGCAAGAATTACTACTTTATTTGCACTATTTGTCAAAGTAATTGTTGCCGTAGGTGCGCCAGTCCATGTAACGGGTGTAATGTTACTTGTCATTGTAAATCCGGTGGTATTGTTAGTCTGTGCATGAACAACTTGAACAACATTACCTACATTTACTGGTCCGGGAATTCCTTGAGCACCTTGAGCACCTGGAGGTCCTGTTGGTCCACCTGGTCCAGTAGGTCCACCTGGACCTGTTGGACCTTGAGCACCTGGAGGACCTGTGGGTCCTGTAGGACCACCTGGTCCCGTTGGACCGGTCGAACCTTGAACGCCTTGAGCACCTGGAGGTCCTGTTGGTCCACCTGGTCCAGTAGGTCCACCTGGACCTGTTGGACCTTGAGCACCTGGAGGACCTGTAGGACCTGTGGGTCCTGTAGGACCACCTGAACCTTGAACACCTTGAGCACCTGGAGCACCTGTAGGTCCCGTAGGACCTTGAGCGCCAGGAGGTCCTGTTGGTCCACCTGGTCCTGTAGGTCCAGTCGTACCTTGAACACCTTGAGTACCTTGAGCACCAGGAGCTCCTGTTGGACCTGTATTTCCTGTAACACCTTGAGGACCTAATGTGCCTTGGACACCTTGAGCACCTGGAGCACCAGTAGGTCCAGTAGAACCTTGAGTACCTTGAGCACCGACAGCACCTTGAACCCCCTGAGCACCAACAACACCTTGTACACCTTGAGCACCTACGGCACCCTGAGCACCAGCAACACCTTGAGCACCGGCTGAACCTTGAGCGCCTGTAGCACCTGTAGTACCTTGTGCACCTTGAGCACCGATAGTACCTTGTGCACCTTGAGCACCAACAGTACCTTGAACACCTTGAGCACCCTGTACACCCTGTGGACCTATAAGATTTGTGGCTGCACCAACCCAAACACCATTGGCGGCAACAATAGTAGTATCACCTACCGTTAAACCATTTTTTGTACTAAAGGTATTATTGGTTGCCAAAGCGTACTATCCTTTTGTTATTTAATTTAGTGCTACAGGATTTTTTTGAGTAAACCTTGCATAAGCAGACTTACTTTTTTACTTCACCACCTTCATTAGAGGCCGGTTCTTGTGCTTGTACTTGTGGTACAGCTTGTGTACGAACTTTTTCTACTAATGTTGCAATCTGAGCATATGGCATATTACCAAGTGCCTGCATAACAGCATTGAGTTCTTCGAGAGTTAAAGATAATTTTATTTCCATGATTTTTCCTTATAGAATAATATACTTCAATTTAAAAACAACAATAAATTTCAACTTCACAATCTATTTATATTAGTTCCAAGGCACTCCAGAAGCACTTGTGGGATTTTTCTGTAGTGCAATCTGTTCTGCTAGTGATGCCTCTGTTGCATCTTTGTCTACACCTGATGCCCAAATCCAATCCAAGACTTCAGCCATTGTTACATCTGCATAGGCTATAGTAGGTGTTCCAGCTTGCCAGCCACAAGTTGAGTAAACAGAAGATTGATACTCTCCGTCTACTGCACCACATTGCCAATGAGCTGTCGTGATAAATTTATCTGAGGTCAGATATTCTGTTTGTGATACGTTCCATGTGTATACGATTGCCATTTTGATTCTCCTTTAAGGATGTGTTGATTTATATGCGTCAAATTCGGATTTTAATTCTTGTATTGCTGCTACTAATGTTGCTACTAGATATGATGTATCTACATTTTGGTAATTAGGCTTACCATTTTCTTTTAAGCCATCTTTTACACCGTGAACTGCGGCAGGTACAACGGTTTGTAGTTCGTGGGCAATAAATCCTTGACCATCAGAACCATCTGATTTCCACTTGTAAGTCACAGGTTTAAGTTGTGCTACTGTAGCCAACGCACCTGTCATTGGTACAATGTTTTCTTTTAGACGATAGTCAGATGCTGTACCATAAGTAACACCTGTACCGTTTGTCGCAATTGAACCTACGTTTGTTGTATTACCATATTGAAATGCAACTAAATTAGTAGCCGTATATTGGACGTTTGTAACTATAGCGGACCACGCATCGTTTACGTTTGACTGAACATACAGAGTATCGGACGTACTATATACTTGCATTTTACCACCAGTACCAACAGTTGAAGATGCGCCAACTATTAATTCACCAGTACCTGTAATACGCATCCGTTCTGTGTTGTTTGTTCTAAGTATTAATGCATGATTTGTAAGTGTAGCAATATATCCACCATTACTGTCTGCACCAGCATATGCTGTTACTGAATAAGTAGTAGATTTCCAATATATTTGTCCGCCACCATCAGTACCTGAAATTGTTAGAGCCTTATATCCACTATTGTTATCAGGACTACTAGTACCTATACCTACATTACCACTAGAGTCTATACGCATCCGTTCTGCTGTTGCTGTAGCAATTATCATGTAATCACCTGAGTGTTGGTATTGTATATACCCACGATAAAAATCTGAGCCAGTTGCGCCATCACCAAACAAAATACTTCCATAACCTGTTGTAGTAGAAGCAAGTGTAATTTCACCGTTTGTGACGCCATAAGAACCAATTTGCAAAGGTCTAATAGGGCTATTGGTACCTATGCCTACATTACCAGTATTTGTAATACGCATATGCTCAGGAATATCTCCGCCACCATTGTAAACATGGAAGGTCATTGAACCTGATGTACCACTTGCATTATTAACTACACCAATAATACCTACTGCTTCATTTGAACCACTTGCGGCTGAAAGTCTAATACCTGCACCCTGTCCTGCTGTGGTTGTTCTACCAATAATAGATAATTGTTGTGCTGCACCTGTTTGCGCTCCTGCTGTTCCTAAAACTTCAAGTTTTGCCCAAGCAGAAATTGTCGATAAACCAATACCCACATTACCTGCATTATCTATTCGCATCCGTTCACCACCTACAGCACCATCTGAATCT